GAGCACGCCTTCGGTTGGGTTGTCGATCGTGTCCCAGCCGGGAATCGCGCGGTAGATGCGGTTGAGGGTGTTGGCCGGGCAGGCAATCGGGCCGGTCACTGCGCAGCTGAAGCTGAGCGTCATGGTCCCGCTGACATCAAACGTGCCGGAGCCGACGGCCGTGTAGATGTTGCCGTCCTCCGCGATCGCCTGCGCGCCGACGGGGATGTTCGTGCCGGCGGCGCCCGTGACCGTGCAGGCGACGACGGTGGGCTGCGCGGCGTTGCGCTCAAGGAAGTAGATGCGCGCGATGGCGTCCTGCATCCGGCCTTCCGCGAACGCCGGGTCGGTCTGGGTCGTGTAGAACAGGAAGGTCTGGTTCGCGTCCCCGATGATCGCTGCCTCGCTCGTGGCGAGCTGGCCCTGCGGCGTGTTGAGCGCCGGGTTGAGATTGCCACCGAAGGCCGACTGGAAGTCCGCCAGCACGCCCACGAGGATGTCGTCCTCCGTCGGGATGATGAACCCGCGGGGACCGAATGTCGGGCGAGGGACGTGGGTGAAGCTCATTAGAGGTTCACCACGGCCGCCTGACCGGCTTGGTTTGTGATCTGCACCTGACCCGTGGCCTTCCTGTTTTCGATCGCGTTGAGGAACACCCGCGCCGTGACGACGCCGGGGACTGTTTCAGCTTCCGCCACCATGTCCGCCTTGATCAGCGAGACCGGCGGGGACTTGCCGAGGATGTCACCGAAATAGTTGATGCCCAGCGTGGTGTCGTACCACGCTTCATTGATGAACGTGCGGATCGCGCTCGCGGCGTCCTGCGCCTGCGAATAGGGATCGCTGGCCACGGCGATGTTGCCGTCCACGTCCAGCACCAAGTCCCAGAGCACGATGTCGAGCAGCAGAGTTCGCATGGCCTATCCTGTTGGCGCGTCGGTCGGCACTTCCGTGTCGCCGTTGCTATCGTTGCCTTGAGCGTGGGTGTGGGCGGTCAAGGTATGCCCGCCGTCCGCGGTCACTTCGACCACGTTGGTGACGTGCCGCGTGCGGTCGAAGAGCACGCCGTTGATCTTGATGCCGTCCGCGTCCATCACGATGTTGTTCGCGTTCTTGTCGGTGATGGTGATGCCGTCGGTCTTGAACTGGACGAATTGCTCCGGCGCCGCGTTCAGGAAGCCGCCGATGTAGAGCCCGTCGGACAGGCTGTTGCGCCGGTACGAGCCCGGCGGGGAGATTTTTTTCGTGTTCTTGACCACGGAGATGTCGCGGTCCGCGAAGATGGCCAGCCCGATGTCGCCCACCTCCGGGTCGCAGATCACCGCGTTCTTGCCGCCCTGCAAACGGAAATAGGGCAGGTTGAAGGTCTCGCCGCGCTGCGACGTGTTGCCTTGGCTGTCCTGCAAGTTCACCAGCGGCTGCACGTCCACGAAACCCACCGGGTTCACGCCGTTGCCGGTGACGGCCGTGACCTTCACCAGCGTGGCCACGTTGGCGAGATTGAGGCTCTGCGTGATCAGGAAGAGCATCGCGTTCAGCTCTGACGTCGAGCTGGCTGGCTCCCACTGCCGCGGATAGCCTTCGCTGTCTGTGCCGCCGGGTGGGTTGCTCATGGCGCCGGCGGCAATGCCCCCCCGGACGTGACGGTCGTGCCGGGGCGCGCCGCCATCATCGTCATGAACCACTGTCCGCGCGGCATCATCGCTTCCAGCATGTAGTCGAGGCTGTAGATGACCCACTCGCCCACCGGCACCTTCGAAAGCGTCAGGGTGCTTTCCACCTTGACCTTGCCGCCGAAGTTCACCGCCGGATTGTAGAGGCTCACCAGCTGGATGCCGCTGGACGTGAACGTCGGATAGCCCACCATGCCGGTCTCCTTGGAGACTGTCGGCACGGTGCCGCCGCGGGAGCCGCCCTTGGGCCAGATGGCGAGCACGCCCACGTCGATCACCATGTTGATGTGCGCGGCGGCTGCGACCGCCTGCGCCTGTACCTGCGCGGAGCCTTCGAAGTTCGGATTGGAGAGCTGCACGGAGACGCCGTTGGGCTCAAACGTGAGGCCCATGATCGTCGCGAGGTTCTTCAGGATCGTGGCCGCGTCCGCGTTGCCCTTGTAGGTGGACGGCGGGCAGGGCGCGATCGCATTGTAGAGCCCGGAGTGCGCCTCCACCCGGAACACGACGTCCGGCGCGTTGGCGCCGTCAAACCATGCGTTCGTGATCGTGCCGATGAACACGGTGGACGGCACGGAGCCGACGTCGCCCGCCTCCACGATCACGGAGTTGCGCCGGAGCAGGGTGGCGATCAGTCCCAGCGTCGACAGCTGGTTCATCTCAGAGAGCGTCATGCCCCAGACGTCCAGCGTCAGCGTGCTCATGGCACGGCCGCCGGCCTTGGAGATGGCGGCGCGGCAGCGCAGCTTGGTGAGCTTGACGCTGTTGGCGCCGGTCGTGCCGAAGGTGCCTTGGCCCAGCGTGAAGGTGATGTTGATTTCGCGCTGGACGAAGCTCACGGCAGCTCGTCCGGGAAGAAATATCCCAGCGTGTAGCGGGTGCCGAGGTCGAAGAATACCGGGTCGCTGTCGCCGGCCTCGTTGTCGACAAAGGCAAGGTCGCCCACGAAGCCGAGATAGGCGGAGCGGACGATGCGGTTCAGGTTTTCCGCCAGCACGCCGCCGATGATCAGCGCATTGTTGACATACAGGTCAACGTAGAGCCCGGACACCTTCTGGTAGATGTTGATCTGGCATGTCTGGTTGTTCAGGCTCACGGTCAGCAGCTGCGCGGGCACGGCCAGAAGCGGGATCGTCAGCATCAGGTCAGCTCCCCGACGGAAAGCGTGTCCGGGCCGGAGGTCTGCACGACGCCGGCGTTCACCGCGGCGGTGCCGCTGGGCGATGCCGTGTTGGAGAAGGCGGCCTTGCCAGTGACGCGGATTTCCGTACCCCACATCTCCACGATCAACATGCCGGCGCCGTTCTCGTTCGTGCGCTTGTAGTCGTAGTGCATGAAATTGACGCTCTGATAGGTGCGCTCCGGCGTCACGGCGTCATACAAGCTCAGAGAATTCACCACGTCCTCCACGGAGGAAAGCATGATGAACCGGTCCTCTTCCGAGCCGCCCTGCGAGAAGCGAAGCCGGACGTCGAACGGCGTGGCCACCTTGTCGTAAGACTGAAAGGCGCCTTCCTCGACCGGGTAATTCGAGATGGTCCACTCCTGCCGGTATTCGAAGCTGGCGACCGATTCCGCTTCGATCACGGAGTTGCCGTCGAGAAAAATGCCCCAGCGGATCGCCGCCGGGTCCGTGATGATGCCGGGCGCGTCACCGATCAGGAGCCGCAGCTGCGGGATTTGCTGCAATGGATTGCGCAGCAGAGGCGGGACGCCGGGGACATTGGGGACCGTCGGAAAGATGGTCATCAGTTCTGCCCGGAGTCCGCCTGCGCGGCGAGGGAATTGCGGCGGATGGCCGGCACGATCGTCCGCGCGATGCCGTCCGCGTCCGTGGCGCCCGTGTGGATGTTGACCGCGCCGACGTTCACTTCGCTGCTGCTGGTCTTGCGCATGTCGACATGGGCGCCGGCGGCGGCATGAGCTGCAATGCCTGCGCCCGGCCGGACCGCGGCAGCGTGCAGGGCGGCGTGATGGACGGCGCCCTTGTGAGGCGCAGCCGGATGGCCGGCGCCGATGAAATTCCCCTTCGCGTCGAACTGGTGACGCTTGATAAGGAAGTCCGCATAGTCGGCCAGATTTTTCCGCTCAATGTCCGACATGGGCATGTTGATCGCGTTCAGCCCGTAGCGACGGAAGAGTTCAAGGCGGGCCTTGTCCGTGCGCGGTCCGGTGCTTGGCGCCGGAGCTGCTGAAGGCGCCGGCTTCACGATCGTCGTGTCCGCGCCGAGACCGGCAGCGCCCGGAGCGGTTATCGCGTTGCCGGCGGCGTCGAAGCGCGCGCCCTTGTCCGGCTTGGCGAACGGCGCGAGCGCGTTCGGGACGCCCAAGTCCTTGTGGACGTCCTCGTCGGAACCGAAGAGCGAGTTCCACAGGTCATAGCCGCCGTTCATCGGGTCCGCGATCCCGCGGAAGAACAGCCGGCCACGCTCGCCGAAGGTGATGAGCGACGTCATCAGGTTCAGCACCTTCACCATACCCGGTGAAAGCGTGTCCAGCATGGCACGGCCGGCAGACGTCGAAGCCTGTGCCAAGCCTTCCCACGCCGCCTGAAGGCTTGCGGCTTGATCCGCTTGCTCCTTCGTGACCACGCCGAGGGCTTTCTGATCCGCCAGCATCTTGCGCAGGACGTCCGGACCTTTGATCAGCACGTTGATCAGCCCTTGGCTGAGGTGCATCTGGTGGCCGTAGAAGTTGGCCATCGCCGGGTCCATCGCGTGAAACTTCGCGGAGATGTCCAGAAAGATGTCGTCCAGCTTCCGCATCTTGCCGGTGAGCGGGTCCGCCACGTTGATCTGCAACGCATTGAGCCACGGCGTCAGCGCCGTCGGTCCCATGGCCGCCATCTGCTGAAACTGGTCGATCAGGCCGGCAATGGATGCCGCGGCTTCATCCGCGTCCCCGCCGGTGATCTTCACGATGCCCTGCCACGCGGACAGGTCCGCGACGTTCTGGTCCGTAACGTAGGCAAGGCGGCCGAGGTTGGCCGTCATCGTGGTCGTGCTGGCGATGAAGTCCTTCAGGCCGTTCGCGCCGGTGAGCAGCGCAAGGAAGCTCAGCGCCTCCGTTTTGAGCCGGCCGAAGAACGCCTCGCCTGTTTTCTTGCCCTCATCCTCCGCCTTGCGGCGTGTCTGGTTCACCTCGCTTTGGAACTTGCGAAGGTCCGAGACCGCGCCCTTCTGGCCCTTGGTGAAGCCAGTCGGGTCCAGCCCCAGCTCAACGATCAGGGAGTCAATGACGGTCGGCATTTCACGCTCCCTTCTTGTTCAGCAGGCGCCGGTTGTGCGCGTCAACCAGCGTGATTTCCAGCAGGTTGTGGGCGTCCTCCAGACTGTAAACGGTGTCCAGCTCGTGCAGCGTGGCCTTGCCGCTGGAGACGACGGCCGCGATCAGCCCGGAGATGTTTTCGTATTCGAGGAAGGTGTGGCCGCCGTCGTCGCTGAGGTCAGTCTCGACTGGACGTCGGCCAGTGTAAAACCCAGATGCAGCTCGATGATCGCCTGCCGTAGCAGCAGACGTGTTTTCACCTCCTCAATGTCGGTGTCCACCGGCTTGCGGATGATGTTGGGATTCGAGCGGTCGGGTTGGATGGAGATGCACTCCATCATTTCGTCCAGCAGCGGCTCCGCGTCTGCGAAGCGCACGCCCTGAAGGCCCTTGATGCCGAGAACGGCAAGGCCGGCCGGGCCGAGGCGGCCCAGCTCTTCGGGAAACTCGACGCCGGCATTGGCCAGCGCGAGAAACGCACGGATAGCCCACTTCTCCACTTGGGAGGCGGGCTTTTCGGTGAGGCGGTAGACCTTGCCAGCGTCTCGACCGGGATCGTCCGTCGGTATCCTGAGTTCGACGGTTTTCAGCATCAGATTGGCGCCGCGGAGACGGTCCCCCAAGTAATCTGATAGCGCCGGGGCTGAAGCACCTTCTTGCCGTCCGGCATGGGCTTGTAGCGCGTGAGGAAGCCGCGCGTCATGGTGAACATGCGGCCGATGGAAATCAGCGTGACGCTGCCATTGGCGATGAACACGTCCCGCGCCGTCGGCTGCGCGGAATACCACGCATCGAACAGGTCGTTCGACGGCGAGTCCGCTTGGAGCGAGATGTTCTGGGTGACTTCCTTGAACACGAAGCCGCCGCTGAGGTGGCCGTCCACGCCCATGAGCACCTGCACGGACTCAACGTCGTCGGTGTCATAGATGTCATCCGCGGCGAACTGCTGGAGCTGTTGCGGCGTCGGGAACAGGCTGGCGATTGACAGCGCGTAGATCGCGCTCGCGGAGGTGATGCTGGCCATGGTGGTCCTCTCGAAAGGGGTTCAGCGATTACTGGACGACGATCGACTGCATGTCGATCATCTGCACGCTCTCGCCGTCCATGTACCAGAACTTCATCGGCGGCGAGCCGCGCGCCAGCCGCACGTTGGCGGAGGCGTCCAGAATTTGCAGATACCAGCCGCGCGACGCCAAGATGGAAGCGATCGCCACGCCGGCGTCCGTGTTGACGCCGATGATCTGGGACGGGGAAAGCGTCACGCCGGCGCGAAAGGCACCGAAGTCCAGCCCGGCGTTGATCACGCCCGCCGCCGCCTGACCGATCAGGCTGTAGCCGATCTGGTTGTAGGGGATGGAGCCGGTGTTCACCAGAAACTCCATGAAGGCGAGCTGGAAGGCGTTGTTCAGCCAAATCTGGTTGATGTAGCTGTCCTGCCACTTGAACTTGCCGCTGATCTGGCCGTTGGCGAGGAACACGAAGCCTTGGTTCGCCGTGGCGACGGCGGTGTAGCCGCTGTAGCCGTTGGCGATCAGGTTCTGGTAGGCGCTGAGGCTGGTGACGCCGGCGATCAGGCCCAGCTGGGAGCGGAACGCCATGGTCGTGCGACCGTTGGGCTGGTCGAAATTGACCGACGCATAGCTGCCGCAGACCATGGCCGCGACCGCGACCGGATCATAGGTCGCCGGCGCGTTCATGTCCTGTCCGATCAGCGCGGTGCCGGAATAGGCTTGGTTGCCGTCCCCGAAGTTGACCTTGTAGCCGAGGCTGTTCGTGTCCGGCGCGCTCTGCGACGGGCCGGTGTCGGTATCCCACGCGACATAGACCCAGCGGTCCTCTTGGCCGGCGTTCCACTTGGAGAACAGCAGCTTGTTCGCGTTGCCGGAATTGTCCGGATCGAACAGCGTCATGAACGAGGCCCAGTTCTGGGACTGGATCACGATGCCGTCCATGAACGACGCCGGCGCCGCCGGAGCTGCGCCTTGGCTGAGCACGGCGTTCGTGTTCAGCGTGAAGAACAGGTCCGCCGCGAGGTCGCCGGTGGCGAACGCCACGGTGGACGGCACGCCGGTGAGCCCGGACGTCAGAACGAAGGCGTTGGCGGTGGAGTCGAACACGCACGTCACGTTCGTGGCGCTGGACGTCATCGCTTCCGAGACCGTGGTGGACGGCTGGCTCACGGTATAGGTGCCGGTCGAGCCGGCGCCCGTCAGGAAGGCGGTGACGACGGTATCGGCCGTGACGTTCGTGCCGGCGATCGGACTGCCAACCACGAGCGCGCCGGAGCCCACCGCCGTGACATTGAGCACGGTGGACAGGCAGGTGACGTCCTCTGACGCGAAGTGCTGGTCCGTGCTGAGCGCATAGGTGCCGATGCCGCCGGCGGCACCGGTGAGCTGCGCGAGCACGGTGGTGTCGGCCGTGACGCCGGCGCCGGAGAGCACGTCCGTGACTTGGATCGTGCCGCTGGGCACCGCGGTGACGTCCAGCACATTGCTCTTGACGGTGATCGCCGCGGACACGGATGTCGTGGCGTTGTTCGTAACATAGTCGCCATCGCCACCCGGCGAGCCGCTGGACTGCGAAACGATGTGCGTGTTGGCCGGCACGCCGATGCCGCTGATAACCGCGGCCGGGCCGGGATGGATCACGCCCGTCGTGCCGGTAACGGTCAGGGTCGTGCCGGCGCCTGTGCCGGTCGTGGTTGCGCCGGTGGACGCCGTGACGTGGCCGCCGATGGAGCCCGTCAGCGTCGCAGCTGCGGGCACGGAGGCGTTCAGGGCCGCGGCGATCGTCGTGGCGATGTTGCTGAAGGTGGTGGCGCCGGACAGGTCCAGCCCCGGCGCGGTGCGCGCGAAGCCGTCGACCACGACGTCGAACGAGCCCGGAGACAGGGCTGCGAAGTCCGCGACCGTGGTGTCCCCGATGTTGCCGCTGCGGATATAGGCCGCGACGGCGCTCTGGTTGTACTGCGCCATCAGCAGCGCGGCGGGCTTGATCGTGGAGATGTCAAAGCCGGCGAAGTAGTTGGTGGCGTATTTCGCTTCTTGCGAGGAGCCGCCGAAATAGTCCGCCACTTCCGCCTGCGAAAGGAATTGCGCGACGGTGCCCATCGGCACGCGCGCGCTAGTCGTGAGCATGAGGCCGATCAGCTCAAGGCCGTTGCCGCCGGCGTTCAGGACGTTCGGCGTGATCTTGACGAAGGCACTCGCGGGAACGGTGGTCATGGCGACTCCTGTTTAAGTTGGGTAGTTCGCGTCTACGCTGATCAGCTGGACCGCGAGCGCGTCTGCGAATTGCTGGCCGAGGAGGATCGTGGCGTTCACCTGCATGTGCGCCTCAACGATCCAGCGGTCCTCGAATTGCTGCTGGTCTTGGATGTAGGGGATTTGCTTCGGGTCGTCCGCATAGAGCGGCGTCACGTTGCCGTCCCCGTTCGCTGCGAACCAGATGGTCGCGTAGAGGTCGCGGAACAGCGTGGAAATCACCTGCGCGTTCTCCGCGCTGTTCGGGCCGTGGACGTCCAGCTGCACGATGAAGTCGACCGCCTGAAGGAAGCTGGAGTCGCCGGTGGCCATTTTCTCGGATGCCACGGTCTGCCCGTTGTTCGTCACGGTGTAGACGCCGGCGCCGCCTGTCGGGCCGGATACCTGCGCGATCACCAGCGTTGGCGGGCTCTGGGAAACGCCCACCCCGAAAATCTGCCGGCCCAGCTTGATACTGCCGGCGCCCAGATCGCTGACCGTCATGGTGGCGTTCACGATGCCGGCGGTGAACACCGTGTCCACGTAGCCGTCAAGGTTGGTCGACAACCGCATCCGGGCGACGGGCGTCATCAGCACGAAGTCGGCGGCGGCAGGCTCCGGAACGCGGTTCACCTGCGCGGCGATCACTTCCATGCCCGCCGGCAGGATCGTGAGGAGGAAGCTGCGGAGCTGGGTGAGCGCGTCGTCCTGTGTCGGCGCCGGGGCGGCCATCAGGGCGCCGGAAGAGGTGCCGGCTTCGGTCCCATGCCCGGCTTTGGCTTGTGGACCATGAAATTCAGCATCACGGCTTCAGACAACGGGGCGTCCGACTGGTTGGACAGGCGGATCACGATCATGCCGTGGCCCAACGCGTCGATGCCGACGCCGTATTTCCCATAGCTCGCTCCGGACTTGATGATCACCGTGGCGACGTCCGTTTCCGCGACCTGACTGTTGTAGAGGATGAAGGCGGCGGGTTGTCCCGGCATGAGCCGGGATGGCGCCATGGTGATCGTA